ACTGTGAAACCTGAATGCCGCCCTTTGCATGGCGAACATCAAGGGAGTTGTCGGAGATGTGGACGTTCTCACCGCTGCAACGGATTCCAATATTGGAAGGACGTTCGATCCTGTTTGCGCTTACGAGAACTCCATTGACGGTTGCACCAGCAATGTTAATGCCCCATCCGCTAGCCGAGGAATTGTTTGGATCTCCAGAAACCTTGGAAATGTTGTTGGACGAAATAACCGCACGCGTATGCTGAATGTCTGGATCAATTGGGTTTCCGCAATTCAGTTCAATTCCAGCGCGGAAGCAACCAATAACTACGTTTCCTGTAATTGTGTCAGCGCCTCCTTCAATCCAGATTCCCCCCTTTAGCGAAGCATCTACGGGATAAACCGTAGAGAAGCCACAGTTGGTGACTACATTTGAAACAATGGAGGTATCTCCTCCGGGGCGGGTACCTACCTGGGAGTTGATTCCGCAATGCCCATAGTCAGTGATGATGTTGTTACTGACAAGGGAGCTCGAACCAGTTGAACTTGCATCGCTAGGATCGTTGCCCACATATGAGCAGAGGATTCCATACCTCGACTTGTTGGTGGCGCCGGTACCAATCGGAGTGATGCCGTTTTCCTGCATCGGCTGGATGTTGTTTCCAGAACAGATCACGAACCTGTCTTTGACTGAGTTAAACGTGATTCCTGTGTCGTTGTTACCAAAGCAGAAGTTGTCCGTAATCGTGTATCGAGATCCCTCGTTTGGAGATGCGGATCCAAAAATGTTGATGTCCGAAGCGCTCGCTTCGGTAAGCGCATCACCCAACTGCGCACCACCCCAAAACCTATTTCCTCTGATGGAGGAGTTATCAGCACGGCGAAGTTCAATACCGCTGCCCCACTTGAATATTCTGCAATTTTGAATCGTCAGATTCCGTGCAACAACTCCGCTGATCTGCGAATCTGCAATGATGGCCGAAGCATAAGAAGTGCGCAGGCTATTAACAAGGACCGCTTCATTTGTGCCGTTGATTTGCAGGCCATCAATGGTTGATCCACTGCCTTTAAATATAAGACCATTGTTCTTGGTGGCAGTGCTGGCGGTTGGCTGAACATCAATGATTGCCGTTCCGGGCGCAGCAAAGAACAAGGTGTTTGCCAGAATTTCAAGAACGGAAGAGGTTCGATAAGTTCCAGGCGGAAGCATGACACTCTTGCCGGAACTTGCATTTAGTGCAGCCTGAATTGCTGCCGTATCATCAGTCACGCCATCGCCCACCGCACCAAAGTCCTTGACGCTAACAATTTCGGCAAGTTTGGAATCAACGGTCCGGGTGACTGCGCCTAGACCGGGAGCGGTGATGCCTCCACTATAACTCGTGGAAGTCCACACAGTCCCCGTGCCCACCTTGAACTTTCCGGTATCGGTTTCGTAACAGATTTCCCCCGTCAGCAGTGTTGGGTTGTTTGAAGTCCAGTTTGCGGCCGTGTCTCGCCGAATGCAGATGTTTGCGTTAATAGTTGCCATTTTGCTTTCCGTGGATTACGAAGAACCGCCTTGAATTATTTGCTGATAAACGGTTGCAGTTGAAGATGAAACACCCGTAAGAACACTAATGTAAGTTCCACCGGCGGCACCTAGTCCCGTGTACGTTGTCGTGAACTGTTCCAAGGAGAAGTATCTGGAATAGAACACCCAAAATCGTCGATTTGAGTTCCTGCGGTCAAGCATTACTTGTCCCCCTTGGTTCGATTCTCACGGCGGGACACCACCCTCAGGTTCTTCCTGTGGTTTGTCCCGCCCTTGCTCAGCGGCTTGATGTGGTCAACCTCCTTGCCGTCACCCTTGCGAGCCCTGCCATCCTTGATGGCGAGCCTGCGGGCACCGTTGCGCTTCGACCTGTTACGGATCTGCTCAGCCTTCCCGTGGTACTCACGGTATTCCTTAGCATAATCCCTAGCAGGCATGGAGATTCACCTATACATCCTTCCTTACTTGTCTTATTTATCTAGGATCAACTCTAGAGTTTTCTCTAAAGGTTCCTTATAGTTAGCCATCCTACATCCATGTTGAGGGTCTATTTCGAAATCCCACAACATTTTTCATGAATTTCTTTAGTTCCTTGTCTAGTACCGCCGTCTTCCTGACAGACATGCGCTTGTCGGCATCTTGTGCCATCTTCTCAGACCAGTACCCAACGCCCATGGCAAGTGCGTCTAAACGGTCATCGTGAGCCAAGGCTCCCCTAGCCCGGGTCACCCGGCTGAGTTGGTACATTAGTTGGTACTGAAGGGCCTTCTCCGGCGGGAGGTCGCGTGTCGATGCCATGTCGTGGCGGATCACCCCGGTATCGATCACCAACTTGTGCTGGTTGAGCACAGGCTCAAGGGTGTCGATGATGCGGCGTTCCTTCTGGATCGAATGCTTTACTTCCTCGATCATGCAGGGATGTACCTTGGCCAGCACTGGCTTGAGCAGTTCGGTGAACATGCCGTCACCAAAGTTGGCCTCAACAATGATCTGGTTCACCTTCTGCCGCTTCGCAATCTCCGCAAGCAGGCCCAAGGTCTGCGGGGAGTACCCGCCGGGAATGCCACCTGCGGCCGTCACATACAGCGTCCCGTTGAGCATCTTTACAACCGCGTAGGCCGTCTCGTCCGCGCCTCGACCGCTCGGGTCGATGGCCATGACGCTGCCCGTGTACGCGATCCAGTCCCCCACGACAGACATTGGCCGGTGGTACCGGTCTCCGTTGAATCCCACGCAAGGCAACTCCTTGTGAGCGAGGTCAGGGTTAGTGCCCCACACCAACTTCTCGGGGGCCAATTCGATGTTGCAGTCCATGACGATCATGTCGTTGATCTTGAGCGCAAACCGGTCGGCATCGCTCAGGCTGGTGTCCAGCATGAACTGAAGAGCGAAGCCGGAGCGGCCCCACGACAGTTCGCGTTCGATCAGTTCGTTCTCGTCAAATCGATCAGGATCGGTCGGCTTACCTGCCGGGGTGTCCCGCAGGCTCGGGGCCAAACGGTCCCCGTAGGCGGTCTTCTGCTTCTCGTCAGGGCCCCGGGCGGGCCATACCCGGATCTCGTAGCCACGGTCCGGCAACAGGTTGTAGATCGAGTTCTCGGACTGCGGAGTGCCCAAGTAGATGATTCGTCCGCCGGGCTTGATGACGGCATCAAACTCCTTGATCGTCTCCGACAGTTTCTCCCGCATGACCTGCGTCATCGAGTTATTGGTCACCTCGATGTCATCCGCGATGATCAGGTCGGCACGGCTGCCGGTGATCTGGCTGGTAATGCCCTTGGAGGTCACCGAGGGGGCGTGCTGAGCCGGAGCCGGGCCCACATCGAAGGAGACCTTGGAGTACCGTTGGTTCTCCTTGGGCCTGAGGTGGGCCAGCACCGGCATGTCCTCGATAAGCCTCAGGGTGAAGGTGCTAAAGTCATCAGCGCGCTGCTTAGAGGCGCTGACAACGAGGATGTTCTTCGTGGGGTCCAACAGGAGTTGGTGGCACACGAAGGCCGATGTCACATACGACTTGCCCACGCCTCGGAATGCTTCGACCACAGACCGGCGTGGGCCGGACTGTAGGTACCGCGCAATGTCGTACTGCATCGGGGTAGGCTTGGGAAGTCCTAGATGCTTCCAAGCCATGTGCAGGAAGTTACGGAAATCCTTCAGCCTTGGGTCAAGTTCCATACTTGGGTTCGTCCTCGGCGGGGTCGAACGGCAGGGCCTCGTGCAACTTCAGGATGGGCTGGCCGTCCTTGGCCGCCGCATCGATGCCGTTGTCCTTGAGCAACTGCCGGGCAACTCCTAGGTCAGCCGCGGTGGCCTCCCCGGCCGCAATGCGGTCGAGAAGGGTTCGCACCAAGGCGTTGTGCAGGTCCTGTAGGAGTTTCTTTTCCATGTCAGTCTCCAAGCCACGCACTGACCGAGGCAGTGCCGGTGATGACAGCGCGCATCTGCGGAAACAGGGGAACCGTAAAGTAATCACTGAGAGTAGCCACGGTGTCACCCGAGGAATTCAGGGCGATATCAAACCACGGGGCAACGGGACTGAGACGCCCCTGCAAAACAATGTTGGGGCTGCCGCTATGAACTTGAACCTGAAAGATGCCGTCCTCATTGGAAATCATCTTTGGTTCGACAATATCAGAAGTAGCGGCTTGAGACGTGGTGAAAAGACGGGTAACTCGCATGGTGTGTTTCCTTAGTTCTTAATAACAAAGTTGACAAGTGCCGAGGCGGCAGCGCCGACGATGGCTGCCCCGCCCATGATGAACGATCGAGAACTTTCAAGAGCGCGCAGGCGCTCGTCGTGAGATTTGATTTGCTCTTCCTGAGCCTTCTGAAGTGTGAGTATTGAATCGACCTTGCCTTCAAGCCGACCCAAAGCGAGAAACAGATTTTCGTCGTGGATGGACATTGGGTTGCCTTAGTTGAGCCGGAGAATCCAAACCTTGACGAAGAACCTAGCGCCGGTAACTGACGGTCCACCAAAGAGTTGGACGGAGTCAGTAGTATCTGCTGTGCCTGTCCAATTGTTTCCTGTTCCTTGGAAATGCGCGAATCCGCCCGCAGTGACTGTAGTGATTCCTTGGACAAAGGTACCAAGGGTGTAGTTCCACGGCATGTTGGGAACACTGGTGGGAGAATCGGTGGCAGATACTCCTGCTCCGATTGGTTCCCAAGCAAAACTTGCCCATAGAACCATGCACTTTACAGAGGACGCTCCGCTGTTTTTCAATCTAATAAAGTGGGTAGTTGTAGCAAACGGAACTGCAATTGTAAGAGTGGTATCGATTATTGCAAGTCTCTTTGAGTCAATTGAGTTGAGATCAATCTCAGCCTTGAAACTGGAAGTTCCGATATTTGTCGCACTCACCGTCTGCGGGTTGAGGTTAAAAACCAACCCATCCACATATGCCTTAGTGGCTGCATCCTGAGCGGCTGTGGGGTCAAGAACGCTAACGATCTTTTGGCTGCCCATCGACACCGAAGCATTAGGAGCCGTCATCTGATTCAGGCGGCTCGTCTGAACCTGAGTGTCAAAGTTGCTGATCTTGGCGGCTGTCAGGGTCGGGATGTCGGCAGGAACGAGCGACCGTAGCGCGACGGCTCCGGACGATCCGTTGGGGGTGGCGAAGGCAAGATTCGCCGCACCGGAGACAGACCCAAAGGCTGCCGCATCGACGTAGGCCTTTGTGGTAGCGTCCGTGTCAACGGTGGGGGTGGCCAGATTCGTGATCTTCTTGCTCTTGGCATCCCACGCCGTGAGCGCATCGTTCAGCCGCAGGCAGAACTCCTTGGCCTCGTCCAAGCCTTCCTGAACGAGGTACAGGAGTTGCAGCGCCGAATTATCGAGATCGGTCGCCGTAAGGATGGAACCATCAACGAAGTCAACTTCGCGGTCAGCCCGGAGAGCGGCCGTGAATCGCCGGATCAATACCGTGGAGCCAACCGTGCGGCCACTGAGGAATGTGACATTGGAAGTCGTGGTGTTGATGGTGTACACGCCGCTAGTGGACTGCAAAGTACCGTTGACATATACCCGGAGATCGTCCGCGGTGACAAACCCATCGATTGAGGCAAACGAGAAGACGGTCTGCCCCGAGGTAGCGGTATGAAGTTGGAATGAATATGGCATCGTGTTTACCTGTTGGCGAGGTCGAAGAGTTCCTGCGCGCTTCGGCCCATACGCAGGGCCTGCTTATTTGCGAAATCAAGGCGGTCGGCCTGCTTGAGGTCAGGCGACTCCTTGAGCAACTGCTCATAGGCCGCTGCACGGTACTTGGAGATAATGCCGCGGATGACCCGGACTCGCGGGGAGTCGTAGTCATCCGTGGTTGCTGGACTGAGTTTCTGATAATCCCGGGACTTGATGGTCTTCAGCAGGGCCTGACGCAGGTTCTGTCCCTTGACCTTCACCGCTCCATGGAGTTCAAGCCACCGGTCGTAGGCTTCCTGCCCACCCGCAGTCTTGAACTGCGTCAGATCGAGGGCCCCTCGGGTTGCCTTGGGGGGAGTAAAGCCGTGGCCGAGCAGGCCAAACTCTGCGAGGATCTGGTCATCGGTGACCTGCGTATAGGTGATAGGGCTGAAGATATCCGGGCCCAACGCCGTTGGCTTGGTCATGGCCTCGCCAAGGACATTCCGCTGCGGCGGGACATTTTCTGCCAAGAACGGGATCTTGGCATAGATGGCATCCACCATGTTGCGGGCATCTCGCAGGACCGCATCGTCAGCCACGGTTGACTTGGACTGGTCCAAGGCAGCGCTGAACGGGACCAACGAAGAGACATACTGATTGACCAGCGTGGGACCGAACTGCTCAGGGTTACTGAGGGCATTGGTCACATTGGTAATACCGGTCAGGTAGGTCTTGTTGGTGATGTTGCGGGCAACGGCCAGAACGATCGCATTCGTTGCGCCACCGAGGGCGTCCATGTGACGCTCGTCGGCATACTTCATGCCTTCCGTAATGTCAGCCACCAGACCGATCATGGACGAGAAGGGGTCCTCTCTCTTGTAGGAATAATACTTGTCCCCGACCTTGATCGAGTACGGCTGCCAGCCAGCCTGCATCAGGGTGTCTCGCTCGCCCTTGTTCTTGGGACCGCCGCCGGTGATCTTTCCGCCGCTTGCGGCCATATAGACACCCGTAGTCAGGGCAAAGGAGAACGCCAGCCGACCCGTGGCATCTGCTCGAACGGCGGCATCGCTGTGGTTCAGCAACTTGCCGTACTCCTTGTAGGCCAGCCGGAGATCGTGCATGCCGTTGACCGGGAGAGTACGGCTCAGCGTGAAGTTCAGCAGATTGGTGGGGGTTCGAATGAACGGCAGCAGGAACCGAATGACCGGGTGGACATTGGCGGCAGCCTGCATACGGGCGGCGATCTGTGTCGTGACCGGTGCCGAAGGGTCGGTAGTCAGCGGGGTGCTGAAGGTAGTCTGCCGAGCCGAATCTATGGCCCGCTGGCTCATAACTCCAAGTCTGGAATCCCAATTATTGGAGTCATTCATGTACCTTCCGACGAACAGCCCGCGATCAGTCGTGGGGATGGTTCCCGCTGCAATGGCCTCATCGGCAGCCTTATAGGCACGCTGCAAGACCACATCACGGGCATACATCTGGCCATCCTGAATGGCCCGGTTAAAGGTCTCATTAGCCCACCGGGCTGCCTGCGCGGTGTCCCCGCTAAACCTCCGCAGGCCCTCGACATGAAGTTCGCTCATGAACGAGGCGCGGTAGTTCAACTGCTTGAAGAACTCGTCTTCTGCCGTGAGGAATCGGGTGGGCAGGTTCAGCGCCTTACCAACCCAATTGGCCGCCTGACCGAACACGCTGTCCTCATTCAGCCCAAGTCCCGTTGCACTGAGGGCCCGGGCGTTGCCGGTCTCCCGGGTAGCCACGGTATCCAGCACATTGGAGTCCATCTTCATGGCCACTCCGGCCATCTTGACGGCATCCGAGGCCTGCTGAAGCATGAACGAGTAATGCTTCAGGGTGGCCGAGGCAGTCTTCATGTCACCCTGAAGGGTGGCACCGAGGATGCGCTCAAACGGCATGTACAGGCTGGTCAACAGGTTAGCAGAGTTATTGACCGCATGGGTGACCGGTCCCGACAGGATGCTATTCATCCAGAACTCAACCAGAGCGCCCATGTACGACCGCTGGCCACGGGCCATGCGCAGGACGGCCTCGTCACCGCCACCGGCAGCAGCAGCCATGTACCGTTCCATGGAGGCTCGGATGACATCTTCGCCACCGGCCTGCTCGATGATCCGACGCTGGATGGCCTCGACTGCCTCTGGGGAAAGGCTGGAAATGTCTGGGATCGCCGCTACGGGCGCAGGAACGGCCTCAGGGGCCTCAGGAACCCTCGGAGTGGCCTCAGGCATGGCTGAGGTTGGGATGGCATCCGGAGCCTCTACGGGCATCCTAGGGGCTTCTGTGGGGATACTGCCCGGGGAGGGTACGGCAGAGCCCGGGGGTGGTACCACGGCTCCGGGGGAGACGGCCTCCCCGGGCTTTGGCAGCGGGGGCAAGAAGGTGAAGGTCTTGTCCGGATCGGGAACATACCGCATGGCACCGAGGCCACGGGCGATTTCTCGGGATCGTTCCTTGATGGTCTGCAAGACGATTGTCAGGGCTCGCTCACCAACCAAGAACTCGTACATCTCCTCGCGGCTGGCAGCACGGCCCTTCTTGGCCAGCACCGTAAGACGGTTACCGGCATTGGCCGCAAACTTGCGCATACCGACCAGTTTGATGGTGGCTTCTTCGATCTGATATCGGCTGGCAGTACCGGAGTTCACCATCCGCTGCATATCCAGCCCCTCCATGCCCACGATGGCCCGGAGTTCGTCTGCCACAGGCTGAGCCCGGGCAACGACCGACTCGATCGTGCGGGAACTTTCGGGAAGGGTTGAGGCCAGCGGCTCACGGCCGATAATCTCGTCAATTCCGCGGTTGACCTCATCGATGCTGCTGAACCGCTCAAGGTTCAGTTCCTTCTCGGGGGGCTTTCCAAGGCCGACCGAGCCGGGGGATGGCGTGGTGCTCCGCAGCACCGCAGCGCCTGCCGCCGCAGCGGCACCTGCCCGGTCAAAGCCGGGACCACGATCCAGCAACTTTGCAAAGACTTCTTCCATCTCCTTGGAGACCTTGATGTCCGTGGGACTTCCCTTGATCTCTCGGTAAATGTCGGTAAGCCAGTTGGCCAACTTGCTAAACAGGCCCTCAAGACCAGCGGGGGCTTCGCCGGTACGGAGGTAAGTCAGCATTCCGGCGGCAAAGCGCTCCTCAGCGTCCACCGACCAGTTCCAGCGGCCGTCAACCTCAGAAGCGCCGGACCAGCGTGCAGCCGTATCGATGTCGGCATCGCTGATGTTGAAACGGACCTGCTGCGGGATGTCCTTGTCGAACAGTTGGCGGCGGGCCACATGGGTGATCTCTTCGATCGCCGTGGACACATCCGGATTGCTCAGACCGCCAATGATGGCCTTACCATCCTCCGCGAATGCCGCAAAGCCGCGAACCTCGGTTTCCGTTGCCTGCTCAAGGAACTTCGGGGTAGTCCCATAAATCTTCCTAATGAACTTTCGGGCGTCGGGCCCAAGGCGGCTAAGGCTCACTCCACTGGACTTTAGGTAATCGTCTAGAAGGATCTTGACTTCAGCCTTATCAGCCTGAACTTCACTCTTGCGGACGGCAGTAGACAGGCCTTCCCGGCTCTGCCAATACTCTCCAGCAATGCTCATCATGTCGCCGATGACTGTGCGGTCAAACGGAGAAGTGAGCATTCTAGGCTCTGTCGGAACTCCGATTACTTCATCCCATTCACGAACAGCGGGCTTAGCAGCCCTTTCCTGATACAGGAACTTGGCGGGGTCACCGTAGGTGACATTCTTGGCGAACACCACATTGCCGACCTGAACCACCTCATCGGCAGCCGTGATCGGACGCATGGTCTCTCGGTCGTAGAAGTACGAATGGCGTTCAAGATCGGCACCGACCTGTCGCCACTCTCCGGGATTGTTCATGGCCTCGTCGGCGAGGGCCTTGGCCTCGGCCGCGCTCATCGGCTTCCAGTTGCCCTTGACCGTGGCAATGCTGTCCCGGGCCTTGCCCGCGGCGACACCAAGGGCGGCCTTCTCCTGAATGCCGAACTTGGCATCCGTGACAACCGCCGTGGCCTCATAGCCAATCGAGGTACCGGCAGAGAATCCCGACTGCTGCTCGTGGACGGAGACAATCCACACGCCGTTGTCCCGGTAGGCAGGAATGTCCAGACGGACGGCAACCGCGTCACCCTCCTTTAGGGTGGTCGAGGGGGCTCCGAATCGCGGAGCCTTGTCTGAACTCAGGGCTCGGGCAGCCTCTTCGCCGGTAATGGGAACCGGCACCTCTGTGTACAGTTGAACCGGCTTGTACTTGTTGACGATCTCCGCGTAGTCTTCGCGGGTGATCTCGCCATTCTTGAGTTTCTGTGCGGCCTCCTGAAGTTCCGGCACGCGGGCACCGAACTTGGGGGCGGTCTGCTCAAGGGCACCTGCGGCTCGCTCGTAGACAGTCTGCGCCTCGTCGCCAGCGACAATGGTCAGGCCCTTACGATCGAGACCCATCCGATCGATCAGGATGTTGGTAGCCTCGGCCTGCTCATCGGTGAGTCCAAAGGCTGCCTTGATCTTCTCCCGCTGCTCTCCGCGGATCTTGATGCCTTCGGTGGCCATGGCAGAATTCGGGTCCAAGCCATTGTTCTTGGCAAAGAACCCGGCCTTGTACATCCGAAAAGCGTTGAACAGGCCTTCGGTCATGCCTCCGACCAACAGACCCTCGACTGCGTTCTTGAGACGGCCTTCGATTTCGTGATCGTTCTCGTCGGCGGCGAGATACGCGGTGAAGGGGTCGGTGAGACCGACATGTTCCCGAAGCAGGTTGCTCAGGCGGGCCTCATGGCCATCGAAAGTACCGAAGTCTGCCACAGCACCAGCCACGGAGCCCTTGACGAATGCCTTGGCACCCTTGAGGGCAACGGCCTTCTTGATCTGTCCAGATGCCTTGGCGACATCGGCAGCGGTATCGACAGCCTTCGCCAACTTGCCGATCTTGCCGATCTTGCCGATCTTGCCAGCAATGCCCACTCCGGGGATGAACCCGGTCATGAAGTTGGCGATGCCCTCGGTGATGCCACCGGCCACCGTCTTGGACGGCTCCATGATCCCGAAGTAGTCGGGCACATCGTAGTCAGAGAACGGCATCACGGCCAAATCGGCCACATCCGAGGCTGCCCCGAGGACTCCACGGAATACACCCTTGCCGATGTCCGCGGCATATCCACCGACACCCAAGGGCTCCTCAGCCATAGGCTGCTGCTGCATGGTGGTCAGTTCATTATCTGCCACGGCCTTAGTCGCGCCACGGGAGGATGTCCGGGTAGACAGCAGCCCGTAAGCCTCATCCGAGAGTGAAGAAAATTGGCTCATGTATATTCCTTAGGGGAGAGGCTTGCGATCGCGGAGCAATGCAAGTTGCTCTGCCCGGAAATCAGCAAACGACATATTAGAAAGGGGAAGAAGAGTTTCAGCAATGATCCCGGTCTTTCCGCTGCTGTTTGAATACTCGTCCATTGCCTTGGAGAAATCTTCGACTGACCTGAAATACAGGTATTCCGTTGGGTCCAAGTTAGCCTTAGCGATCTTGACGCCTTCGCTTGTCATTCCGGTTGAAAGTTCGTCAGGGGTGTACCCGACCATTGCCTTTGCTGCCCAATATCGGCGGGTTGCTACAGCGTTCATGGCCGATTTGCCATCAAGGGACACGGATGAATACACACCATCCGGCTTGAACTGGTACAAAGGAGAATCAGCAACAGGCCCCTTCATGCCACGAAGGGCATTGGGAAGGTTGTCAGGCTTCTCAGTGCGCGGGGTAATCGTGCGCATTTCACTAAGGACACCCTCGGCCAACTTATCAAGACGGGCCTTGGCTTCGTTATGCGCAACCCGCTTTTCCGGAGACGACTGCGCTTCAGCAGCAAGTTGGGACACTTCTCTGGAAGTCTCGACCAACTTGACTTCTGACGGGAAAAGTGGGTTGTATTCGGGCCTACGGTCAAACATGGCACCGGTCTTGAATTCAGAAATGCCACGAGAAACGGGACGGACGGCAGCAGCCCCCGGAGCAGTGGCAGGTTCAACCTGAGCCTGTGCACCACGAAGAACGGCGACATAGTTGCTAGGAAGGCCCAACTTCTCGGGTGCCGTGGTCAATTCGATCTGAAGGCGATCAGCAATGTCGGGCAGGCGCTCAAACAGGGCCCGCTTTCGCTGCTCAAGGCTCAGGGGAGGCTGTCCGTTTTCAGACAGGATCGTTCCCCATTCCGAACGAACACGCTCGTATAGAACGGCACTGATGCGCCGCCCGAGTCCCGAGGCAAAGTATCCCTCAGGAATGCCGGGAATATCTGCCATGACCGACTCTGCGAATGTGGACGCTTCAGCCTTGATGTCAGACCCAACGGTTGCATCGAACGATGCCGCAAGATTGGCTTGATCGATCTTGGAACGATGCTGAGCCATCAGGGAGGTCTGCGTTTCCCCAACAATCCGGGCCATAACTTGATCCCGGGCCATTGCCTGCTGCGCCTCGTCGGGATACTTCTGCTTGAACTCGGCGCTGTTGACCTCGGCAAAGAACTTTGCCATGGTGTCGGATGCAGCCTTGTTACCGATCGAGGAAAGTTCGGCATTAGCATCGCGGGCGATTTGGCTATCGCCAAGGCCGGTCCAAGATGTGCCGGTGATCGTGGCCAGACGCAGATTCATCTGCTGGCGGTCCCCATCAGACAGGGAAAAGAAGGATCGGTTCTGTGCCACTAGTTGGTTGTACTGAGCCACGGTAATTAGTTCATTTGCCAGCATTCCGCTCAGGTAATCACGGTATGCACCCGGCTCCATCGTCTGTGAGTTACGACTGGCCTGATCGAACGAGATGTTCTCTTGACGGGGATCGCGGGGCTCAGGCTTGTTCAGGGCATCGACATAGTTACGCGCCCAATCGACCAAGCGACCACGGACACCGACCTTGATGTCCTCGTCCATGTTGACACCGGCCATGTTCTTATCGACCAGTTCCATGACTTCCTGCATATTCAGAGACAGGAATCGGGTGCTCTTCTTCATGCCCTGAAATTCGGCAATCAGTTTGTCCTCGACTGCGATTCCCGCGATTTGCTTACGGGACTCACGATTGCGGCCATCATCCAACTCGGCTTCCCGACTCTTGCGTTCAATCAGGTCGTAGGTTTCCTGAAGACGGGCTCGGTGGCGGGCACCCATGGTGCGGTCACCGATCTTCTCCTCGATGGGGTATCGAAGGAGTTCTAGGGCTCGGTCGTAGTCGCCCTCGGAGGCAAGACCCTTGGCTGCGTTCAGGACACCATTGGCGACAATCTCGTCACCGTCCTGACCGCCGTCCTTGTAGTATCGGTCACTGAGAACCTTGAGTGCTCCGTTCTTGCCGAACAGTGAAGGAATATCGGGATTGGTCTCGATTGAAAACTGAATGCCGTCAGCCAGTGTGTCGCGGCTGGCATCCATGACCTTCTGCCTACGGGCACCCATAAGGCGGTCGTAGAACGAGTTATCGGCCTCTGCGCGGGCTGCTGCCGCACCCTTGTTCATGAAGTAACTATTGGTAGGGACACCCGCAGCCTCGTACAACTTGGACATCTGCTCAGCCACATAGGTCGGAGGACGGACGGTTCCATCCTCGTTGTACGGGTTGCTCAGGTCATCGAGGTTGTTGTAGAGTTCGTTCCGATACCTGTCCCGGACCAAACGCTGGCCATATGCCTCAAGGAACGACTGATACCGCCACGGGGCAATTCCTCCGGAGTTCTCGATGGCTTCGGCGGCCTTTCGGCGCAAGACCTCGGGGTCCTTTTCGGAAGTGGCCTCGTATACCCCGTATTCCTTCTGTGCAGCAATGTTGGCTGCCATGGCATCGGATGCAAGGCGGCCAAGTTGGGGGCTGATGTCAGCGAGGGCGGCCGCAACCTGTAGGATCTTCGGCTGTTCCGGCTGGCGCAGCATCGGCCGAAAGTATGTATCAATCGGCACGGCCGTTGGCTGAACGATCCGCTGAGGATCGAACTGCGGGTTCTGTCGCTGAATTGCCATATGTGGTTACCTCGTTCCGAGCGGGCCAGCATTGAAGCCTGCACGGACAACATCGCGGTCGAAGGTGTTGAAGTACATAGTTCCGGCCGAGGAGGCCGCACCTCCAACCACACCGATACCGGTGGCCAAGATGCTCGGATAATTGACCGGCTGCGGAGTCATGCTCATGACGCGGCCTTGGTACTCGCTGCGGGCCGCTTCCTTAGACTGTTCCAATTGGAACATCGTGCCACGCAACTGCTGCTGCGTAGCCTCCATGAAGCCGTATTCCCGCCGGAAGTAATCGTTCATGAGCATATCGACGCTCAGGCCCTGAACACCACCCTCAGCGGCAGAAGCACCGGCCATAGCCCTAGCCTGAGCGGCTTGGCTAGAGATGGCCTGCATCTCCATGGCAGCCTTGCGCTGCTCTTCAGCCTGCCTTTGGGTTATTCCAGCGTACTGCGAGGCGAGTGCCTGATCGGCAATCTCCTTGTTCATGTCATACATGCGCTGCTGGTATTGAGCCTGATCGGCTGCTGCCTGCTGCTGGCCGATGTGTGACATGATCGGTGCCGCCACCGATGCAATAACGGATGCCGCAATGACGGCATTCATTGCCAAAGCCTGACCGGCTGTAATTAGAGCCGGTACCGCTGCGATGATGCACATGGATTATTCCTTGATTCTGAGAAACTGATGAAATTCTTCCCCATTGACTCCGACAGGAGCGCTTTGGATTACGCGGAAGCCTAGCCACTTGAGCCACTTGATGTGGACCTGATTGCGGGCATCGGCCCAATTCCACAGGACTTCGTAGTCCTCGTGAAGGACATCTGCCCAATGGCGTGACTGGCGAAGGAAGGAGTAGCGGACATCTTGGATTCCGGGGCTGCCCAAGAGCCAGACATTGCCAATAGACAGGTTATCGCCCTGTAGGGCAGACCGGCTGCACCCGAACATGCCGATTACATCCCGATTGTCTCGGATGATAGAGAAACAGGATGTGCTCATGGCAACGCTGTCGATCAGGGCCTTGTCGGGCTGCACGCCCAAAGCCCAACACTCATCCTGATCTTCCTGACGGAGGCGGTAGGCCAGAAGCCTTTCGTCTCCCGGCTCAGCGGGGCGGACGAACAGTTCAGAGCCTTTTCGAACGGGATTCGTAGGAGGCATCGATTTCTGCGCTCAGGAAGTTGCAGGGGAGGTGAGTGTCGTTCTTGAGGGTGATGAACAGTTCATCGTTCTTTCCATAAAGAGGGAACCTGAACGATCCGTATTCTACCGGGACATTTCCGATAACCGCCTGACCCGTTCCGAGAATGTTCCCGGAGAAGGTGTAGTCGAACAGCGTGTTGGTGTACCGCTGGACAACCTCGGCCTTGAAGAACGAGGTGTTGCTGTAGACCACGGTCATACCACGCAACTGAAACCTACCGGTTGACAGGGTAACAGGGCGCTGGCCATCCGATTGACGGAGGTATTGGGTGGAGAACTGGTACCGCATGGTGTACTTCTCGCCTACCCAAACAGTCTTCCCTTCCCAATTTCCTCTAACCTTGATCGTGGAAGCACCGACAACTGCTTCGGTCACATCCAATTCGTACCCGGCTTCCTGAACTGAGGTTGCCTGCTGCACAACAGAAACGGTTGCTCCGGCCTGAACTAGGTACGGCAACTGGATGGTTGTTTCATCGGATGCCGAGTTGTAGTCTCCAGCCGTGGCCAAGTCGGTGGATCGTCGGTCCAAGCAGGTAACAAACTCAGAGTTTGTGTCCTTGCGGTTGGGCTCAACTATGATCCTTTCCAAGAACAGGCCTTCAGTCCCGCGCTGTAGGACGAGGTACAGGGATGACCTCAGCCATGCCATTCCACGGATGGTGGCCCCACGGAAGTTCCACTCGGACCACGAGGACTGGATGCGGTTCCCGTCCGCATCAAACCACTTGTAGATGTACAGGGAATCGTTATCCCCGTAGGCCTGACAGGCAAGGATGTTCTCGTGGGTAGTACCGGCGATGACCTTCATGTTCCCGGGGATGTACTTCGGGACCTGAGCGGACACCTCGGGAGCAACGAGCAGGGTTCCGTCAGCCTGATTGGGCATGAAGGCCCGCACTCCGGAGTATCCACCGCGGACAAAGGAAAAGAAGACCTCCTGACCGATCAGGACAGGACGGCACGAACGCAGAATCTCGTAGTTCGCAATTGGGGCCATCCGAACGGTAGAGGCCGACAGGGTGGACGGGGAGTCTAGGACAAACTGCACCTTATCCGAGAACAGAAGCAATCGTTCAGAGAACGAAACAGCGTGCCTGAGGATGGTGATTTCGGGATAACTCGATGCCACATCGATCGGGTCCGTATCCAACAGATTGGCAGCAGTAGTGCGCCAGAAGTTGAAGTAGTTGGCCGATTCGCTCAGGATCACGCTTTCATCGGCGAGGAACCCGAGGCGTCCTCGAAACAGGAAGATGTCGTTGATTGTTCGGCCAACAAAGGATGGGGCGGGGTTGGTGAAATCGTCGCCAGCAATGCGGTCGTTCCACTTGACATCGGTTCCGGGGACAATGCCGGTTCCGGGGTTGAAACCAACGCCGTTAGCGGGTTTGAACACGAAGTCCCCATTGGGAAGCCTGATCAGCACCCAAGGCATGCTCGTGTAGGTGTACTTGAAGACAATCCCCGGCCCAACCGTCTCAATCCACTCACCCTTGCCGATTCCGGTTGCCCCGTTCTTCGACACAAACTTCACCCAATAGTTGTCAACAGCCTCTTGGGCATTGCCGGAGACATCCACAATCATCCCGCCCTTTGCAACAGCGGGAAGGTCGGCGAAGGACTGGACAGAACCCTTTACAAGTTTCAGGCCATTTCCACCCAAGCCATCGGAAACTGACTGGTCAAAGGGGTTAGTTCTGGACATGTGGATGACATAATTACCGGAACCTCGGGTAATTGTGAAAGCATTGTTTCCAGTCAATCCTGTAGCGGCTGTTGCAATCTGATCCTTCAGTGCAGAGGCAATCACCACAGTATCGGCGTGCGATGTATCGGTAAAAGTCTCTCCATCGTTGGTGCCGCTAAAAACTCCTCCGGTATGGCTCTGCTTGTCAGAAGTATACGAAGCAGCAAGAGTCCCCAAGACTTGATACTTTGTGGCGTAAGCGCCCTGCTGGACCCACACAAGGGATTCATTGGCCTGTGCAGGGCTCAGGTTACCTGCGCCGCTCTGTAGGGACACCGTTTGGTGGACATTCAGGATGAAAGTAAAGTCTGCGATGGATACGGCCTTGAATGCCGTGGCAACACCGGCGGAAACCTGGCCAGCCGTCAGATCCAAATAGGCTGTACCGTCCGGGACATTTACAGTCTTTTCGACACCGTTCTGATCGAACACCTTGATGCTGTTGTCACGGACAACCACGATGTATGAATCAGACCCATCACCACGGTCGATGGCGTGGACGAAGGCATCTCCAGCCGATCCGCTGAGGATCTTGGCCAAGTGCTCGGTCGGAGGCCGCTTACCCAACCCGTCCACAACGCTGGAATAGGCGTTCTCCTGAATCTCAGCCTGCGTTGGAAAACGGAGGTTGGCGGGCTGCTGAGAGACACCGTTCAACAGGTTCGGGATTGCAATGTTCAGCATCGTTTCCTCAAATCTGGTACGGGTACCGGCGATCGATCACGCGGTAGACATCATAGTTGTCGAAGATCGAGTGGTCAGCGGTCTCGCCTTCGTATTTCTTCAGGTTTGACAGGGCGATGATCTCGTCCTGTTGGGTATAGGTGTGGTGCTTGTCGGACCCTACCGTTCGATCCTGAAAGATCCGGGCCGCTCGGATGGAGATGTAGTGGCGGGCAGCCTGCGGAAGGTCGTCCCACTCCAGAATGCGGATCAGACGAACCTTCTCGACCGGTCCGTCAAACTGGAAAGAGTTGGTCTTGCGGTTGTACATCTTGGCTCCCCGCATGGTGATGTCCAGACCTTCATTGTCCGGAAAATCGACATCAACCATCACGATATTGGAGGCCAAGACGATCTCCTTGGTCACCGGGTCAGGGCTCAGGGTGACATTCTCTTCGGTGTTGAAGTGCCAGCCACGGGACTGGACATTCAGGCTGACCTCATCGAGGGTGTTCATGGCCATGGCCACATCAGCCGAATTGGGGGCATTGGGCCCCGTCAACTGGTTCACCGGGGCAGAGCCGATGGTGGCCAGCATGGTGTTAACGGCCTGAAGCCGGGTAGTGGTCGTTAGTGGCATGGTTTCTCCTGAAAAGGTAAAAAGGCCCGACCACATTTCTGTGATCGGGCCCTTGGTTAGCACGCGGGAAGGCCCGCGGAATTAATCACGAATCAGCCGTACCAGTGATGATGCCAGCGCACTCGGGGCGCAGGATGCCGTGACCCATGGCGTACTTGGCGACCATCATGTGGCCCTGAAGGCGGATGTCGTACTCCGACTCCATCGACAGGTCCATCAACTTGACGGTACCAACAGCCATCTTCTGGAAGCAAGCGGCCACCACGCGGGTGAAGTTTGCACCGTAAGCGGTACCGTTGTTCACGCCAGTGACGGTGGTCGAAACATCCTGACCGTACACTGAAGCGGCGTTGTTGCTGCGAATGATCTTGAAACCAGCGATCTGGAGCAGGCGAGCATCGGCATACGAACCGTTGCTTTCGTTTCCGTAATCGCGGTTGACGAGTGCCAGACCGTCAGCGGAGTTGATGAGACGGTAGTAGGTGGTAGGAGTAACCACGCAGTACCGCTCCTCAGACGGGACGTTCTTGGTGTCGAACGCAGCAGCCATGTCATACAACTGGTCAACCAGTTCATCGATGCCAGCCGCCGGAACAGCGCCAGCGCCACCGTTGTAGGCAGCGTTGGTGAGCAGGGTACCAGCACCGGTGCCCGTCAGGGTCTCAGTACGAGCCGTGGGAACAGTGCTAGCGAACGTGGCTGCGGCCAAGCATGCAAGACCAATCAGGTTCTTATCGAACTGCTTGGCAAGTGCACGGCCGAGTTCCTGCGAGTAGATGGAACGCACATCGTAGTGGTTCTTCGCCTCGTCCAACTTGTCGATGAACGTGGTCGCAAGCAGAAGGTCATCGATGTTGATGGTCTTCTCAGCGTGCTTGAAAGCCGTGACATAAGTCGCGCTGTCGTGACCGTTGTCCACGAGAACGTCAGTGCCGGGCTTATGGTACTTAGCCGAGGCAATGCCGGTAACGGGGAACTGAGCAGTCTTACCGCTCGTGATCGTTCGGAGCATGTGCAGCGGCTTCATAACCGCAGCAGTTTCAAACGTCTGAAGAACTTCACCAGCGAACACCTTAAGAAAAAGATCGTTCTGCGTGGCAAACGTGGTGCTGAAGGTACCAGAGCCATTGCTCTGGCCCATGAAAGAAACCTTACCTACGGGCATTGTTGAGTATCCTTGTGTGAGAAAGCGGGAAGAAAAGAGGACAACCGCTGACCGTGCAACACGGTTTAGATGCCGCAGCATCACCGTAGCGTGGTCTTAGGTTGTTAGTTGGGCTTGCTTTGGGCCCCTCCCTCAGGAGGGACATATCCGGCATACCAGCCCTCAGGCATCCGGACTTCGTTTTTGGAAAGTTCCCATTCGGAACCGTTCCAGAAATAGACATGACCCCGGACATCGGGGCCAAGTCTGATTAGATCATGGTCGGTTGGGTGGACGAACACCACTCGTGTGCCTCCGCACCCGGCGAGCAAAACGCTCATAAAGATTGCCGGGAGGCTTTTTGGCATCCGTCGATAGTGACGGTTCATTGGCGCGTCTCCATACCAAACCGACCAATTCTTGTAACACGGCCTGTAGAGCCGCGACGATGGCCGCCCACATTAGGCGGGACTCTTATCAGCATCCTTGGCGAGGATCAGGCCGATACCGGCAGTGATCGCCGCGACAACGGAGCCAATGTCGAAATTGGTGAGCGGATCGCCATCAAACAGCGTCACGAGAGCGGAAGAAATCGCCGTGACGATGGTGGCAATGCCGAGGATCGTGGTCTTGATGTTGGGCTTCTTGATGAGTTCCATAGAGTAACCTCAAAGGACGGTTGAATTTCCGATCTTTCGCTCAACCTCGGCACGATAAGCCGGGTCGGTGCTGTAACGCTTGTCGCTCATGGCAGCAACCACCTGAGCAACGCTGTCATATCCACCCGGAGCGGTCTTTCCACCCTGCACGAAGCGGGGTTCGGCTGCGCCGGAGGCCGCCTTGTAGCGAGCCTGAAGGCCCTTTACGGCGAACATGGCCGAGTCCAGATCACCGGACTCGACAGCCCGATTATAGGCCTCAATCTCGTTCTGCTTCATGTTCTTACCGGCCCACTGAGTCATGGCCGTGTACTCGTCCTTGCCACCGATCTCGGAGAGGATCTGAGTCTCCTCGATGGACATTCGGGCCTTCTGACCCTCAATGAACTGGTCCACGACCGAGCGTGGGTAGCCCATCTTGGAAAGTTCCTTGTAACTGTCCGGGCTAAGAGAACCAGTCTCAAAGAACTCGGACGAGAACTTGCCCAACTTCTCGTCAACAGCGACCTCTTCAGCCGACATCGGCTGCTCTTCGGTCTTGTTCTGCTGCGAACTCTGAAGTTCGGAGTATGCCTTGGCAAGGTCCTCCGGGGAGTCAAATCCCTCGGGAAGCCATGCGGGGCGTTCCGCGGTTTCCTGCGTCTTCTGCGTGGGCTCTGCTCCGGGCATTTCCTGCCCCGGAGCCATTGATCCCGTAATTTCTGGATTGATTGAAATCTGTTCCATTTGTTCTAGACCTCCTTATTGTCCAAGTTGTCCCATCATACCAGCGGCTGCCTGTGGTGACATGGCCTGTCCCAAAGATTGTGCGCCAGCGGCGGGGCCCGGCATTTCAAAGGTTCCGGTCGAAAGACCCTTACCCAACTGCGTCACAGCGGCTGGTCCCAACTTGTCCATCATCTGCATCTGCATGGCCTGATTCTGGTCGGCAGCCATGCTCTCCTCGTCCTTGATAAGGCCCTTAGGGTCAAGCCCAAGGCTGGCCGCACGGCGGGACAGGTACTCGGAGATGTTGATGTACTGCCCAACGGCCTGAGGACCAAAGGTCTGCTGAATACCGGTCAGGAACGCATCCAACTTGGCAAGATCGTTACCGCGGCCAAGGGCGTCGATTCCGGTAATGACCACCGGCTTGACGAATTCCTTGGGAACCTTGGGCAACTTCTTCTTGCGCTGCATGACATCCATGAGGCGTGCCACGAGAGGCAACTGGAACTCTTGGCTGAGGATGGAGTAGATTCCACCCAACTGGCGCTCGACGGCAGCGGTGGTCAGACGGACCTCTTCCGCGGTAACACGCTCAGCATTCCGAATCGTAGACTCCGCGAGCAGGAATGCGTAACTGAGGCGTTCACGGATCGCACCAATAGTTTGCAATGCAATGGAGAAATCCGCTTGCTTTTGAACTTGTAGCACTGAAACATCGGTGGCCATCCCTTCTCGGATTGCTCCGTTCGGGCTGCGAGAGAGGGTTTCGGGATCGGTCAGACCGTTCGGATTGACCAAGAACAGCACCTTGGCGGCTGCCGCAGATCCCTCAACGATGGCCTGCATCAGGGACTCAAGGCTCTTCAGGTCTCCGAGGTATTCCTCGACATATCCGCGGCCGTAACTTTCGCCATCGACCCGGTTCATTCGAAGGGCAAACCAAGGCAGGCTTGAGGAGTTATAGGACCCACGGCTTCCGGGGATCTCAATATTCTTGATCTCCTGCCAAGCGTCGAACTTGTCCGCGCTATTGCGACAAACAATCGTGTACAGGTCACAGGTGCTGTCCATCGAGTTGGAGTTGAACCCATCCCCGTACTCAGACATGACGATTGCTTTGGCATCTTCAGGAAGGGCTGCCGGGGCAACCGTTTCCTTGACCACAATGTGCAGAAGGCGTCCCATGGGGTCACGCTTGATCACATACTGGTCGAGGTGGAAGACCCGAAGGCCATCATCGGACAGGTACATCAGGGCGTTTCCGCCCACGATCAGGTGCTTTAGGGCTTCGAACAGACCAGAGCGCATGGCAATGGTCTCGATCTCCTGCATCACCGCCCGCTCGATTGAACTGAGCGTCTGGTCGATCTCAGTCCGATATTCACTGGCATTTCCGATGGCCCGGACCGCTTCCTCATCGAGGACCAGCCGGAAGAAGGGCTGATTCGGGGGAAGAAGGCTCATCAAGAGCGATGCCGAAAGGTGGTTCACGCCACGAGCCCCAAGACCCTGAAAGGTCGTGGGGAAGATTGTGGCGTGGCTGTGCCCCTGCGGGGGGATCAGCATCGGAAGAGTCAAAGACGAACAGTCCCGCGCCCGCCGCAGGAACGAGTCCCTGTCGGATTCTAGCCGACTGTACAGACTGGCTGCCGTTCCTGTGTACATTTTTTACCTCAGTACGAGATGCCGGTGGCCTGCATCGACGGAATCCTGAGCATGGACTTGCCACGGCGCTGTGCCATGGAAGCATCTACTTCACTTCCACCACCAGAAATTCCCGACTGAACCCTCATTGCAGAGGGGTTTGCCGGGGGCGGGGGCGGCGGGGGAGGGCCCATCTTAGGCATCTTAGGAGCCTTGCACATTATCAAACCTGCTTTCTACTTGCTTGTCTCGGGTATGTTTGAGAAAGTTCACCACGCTGCGCTGGCCCGCTTGGAACCAGATTTCCCTGTCGCTTATCGTGATGTCCGGACAACGGTCAGGAAACCTCTGATTCAACGATTCCACAAGATCGGGATCGATCGGTGGAAGGGGTCTGTTTACAGGGTGTTCCATAGAGTAAACGAAAGAGATCGCCTAGTTAGTCGAATTCGGAAGAGAAAGTCTCAAGAATCTGAGCATTTGAAGCCTTTTCAAGAGCAATTCTCAACTTCTTGAGGGCGCGTTGGTTGATGTTCTCGGCCAACTTGGCGTTCATTGGCTCGCCAGTCTTTTCGGTATACAGGCTGGCCACTTCGCCCCAAGGACGAAGGCCGTCAGAAGGCTTTCGCTTTTCGACTTGAGCCTTGTTTGAATACTGGCTGTGTTCTGAGGGGATTCCGGCTTTCATGCTTCGTTTCCTTCAAATCGGCGGTTTGGGTTGAAGTTGGGAAGATCGTAAAGTTCGGGTGGCAGCATACCAACCTCGATCATGTGCTGTGTGTGCATCAGTGCTGCGATGTTCCAACGGGCAGCCGCAAGGTGGTCCTCGTCGGAGTGTCCCATCATGAACTTATTGAGATGCCTGACAGCCGAGTCATAGTATCGGGAAAGCGGCTGCCCCTTCTCCCAATTCCGGTCCCCGTACTTTCGGGCACCGTTCTCAAGGTGTCGGGCATCCCGCTCAAGAACGAACGGGCTCATCAGGTCAAACCGTCCCTTCCCGTGGCGGATGTCCCGGCGGGAACCCGTGCTGAACTCCTCACGATTACCGGAATCCTTGACTTCTTCAAAGTTGACGGCAAATTTCATGGTGTCCACAGTTTCACCTCGCAGGTCATCTTGTTGTACTCGCCGTGCCGCAGGATACGGGCCACACGGGCCTGCACCAAGGCGTGCTCCTCGGTCAGGCCCGCCTTTTCGTAGCATCCTACCACGGATGCCCAAGTGGGGGTAGTCCCGAGAACGGTCTCGGCCTTCACTGGTCCAATTCCCGGGCAGCCCTTGTAGTTGTCTGTCTGATCCCCCACAAGGGTCTGGTACAGATGGAATCGATCAGCGGAGGGCTTGTCCACCGTGAAGAATTCCTGATTGCGGGGATTGTAGTGGCGGCCGGGAATGGACTTGAAGTCCTTGTCCTGAGAAACCATGATGTAATCGTGGTCCGCACCGGGACTGGTAGCGATCAGTCCAATCACATCGTCAGCCTCAAGAAGGCCGTAGGCGCGGTGGTCGTAGGTTTCCTCTGCGTACTTCTTCAGTGCGTGATAGCAAAGGGGCTTGCGGTTTCCGGCGCGGTTGGCTTTGTAATCGGACAGGACCCGAAACCGCCAGTTGTTCGGACTGCTGAAGCACAGGATGCAGTCCTTGACTCCGGTGGCCTCCTTGATGTCCATGATGGAGACATCGAGCACCATCTTGCCCTCGCGGGCATCGGAGTGCAGGGTCCACCAATCGTTGCCCCAATCAATCTCCTGCTCAACCGTACAGGCCGATTGATACAGAACGATGTCGGCATCGATCAGGGCAACCGTCTTCCGGGTGGATTTCTTGTTTGCCATTTAGTCCTCGATTCCGCCGTTGTGGATTAGCATCTTCGCTGTCTCAGCCAGCCCGATGCAGGAGTGGAATGGTCCGACTGTGCAGAAGGTCAGGTCCTGCGCGCTGCGGTTCTTGGTCTGGCATCCGACAAAGACCAGAGAATCGAAGCGGCGGGACAGGATCTTCATCATCTCGTCCGTGGTGGGTTCTTCTTCTCGTTCATGACGGTCCATATTCGATCCTTTTGGCCTTGGCCAGTTCTTCGATTGCCCGAGTTCTCGTAAGAGAATTCTTGGGCATGTCCTTGATGCTGAGCATTATATCGGCCTGATAAGCCTTTTCAAACAGGTAAGGCCGAATGGCGATAATAAACGCGCGGGCGTCCTTGCCCGACAAGTCCAGCCTCCATGCCGTCCGCGTGTTTGGACGGGTGTTCACAATTTTCCTGACCCTGCCCATGTCGAAGTATCCGCTGATACGACGAAGATGGTGGGGGTAGCAACTAGTAATGTGAACGATCTCGGTATCTCGGTAACGAATGCACCCTTCGCCATCAAACAGACCGGCGGTATACGCAAGAACGGTTTTTGTCAGTGTGTTTCTGCCCACGACTTTCCCACCCTTGCGTCTCCGTCGAGGCGGCACCTGAAGCCCAACAAGTCGCCTGCCCTTGTGATGGAGTTCTTGCAGAATTCCGACCAAGCCTGAGCGTTCTGTTCCGGTACTTCCCATTGGATCTCGTCGTGAATGTGAGCAACCTGTCGGGCACCGTACTTAGATGCCTCCTCGTTCATGAGCACCGTAGCCTGCTTCATGGCAATGGCACCGGCACTCTGCAACAGTGTATTCAGTGCGGCATGGGCCGAACGAATACGAAGTTTCCGGCCATCTATTCCAGTAATTGTACCACGCTCCGCAGCCTTTTCGACTGCTGCCTTCAAAGCCTTGAGCGCTGGAACCTTTGTAAGAAATCGCTGCTGAAGTTTCTTACCCTCATCATATCCACCGCCAACCACCTTGCCCAACTTGGCTGGCCCGGCACCGTACAGGAAAGCGTAGATAAATGACTTGGCCTGATTGCGAGTTTCCAGTCCGGCAGCCTTTTGGTTGGCCGTGTGGATGTCGCCCTCCAGTAGTTCCTTGGCGAACGCCCCATCATCCCACTTGGCCATGTAGTGGGCCAAGCAACGCAACTCAAGGCCAGCAGCGTCCACCCCAACCAAGACCATTCCCGGGGCGGCGATGAACAGGGATCGGCATTCCTTGCCATAGATGGACCCCGATGCGGGGACCTGAGCCATGTTCGGGCCACGATGGGTGCAACGGCCGGTGACTGCACCGTTGTGGTTTACAGATCCGTAGATCCTTCCCTTCCGTTCAACCTTCAGCCACGCCTCGTCTCCCTCAGCCAGCATCCCGATGCGCTTCTGAATTGTCAGGTACTGCGACAGTTTCTTGGCAATCGGAAAGTCAAGCGCACCGAGAACAGACTCGTCAACCTTGGGTTCTCCGCCGGGGGTAAACTCCTCGGGAACCCATCCATACTGTGTCTTCAGGACATGGGCAATCTGCTTTCGACTGGCAGGGTTGAAGGGGATCAACTTAGTCTTGGTCTTCATGACCTGCTGAGCGGGAGGCACTTCTTCCTGAAGGGTCTTGACCAGTAGATCACGGTCGGAAGCGAGACTGGCGTACAGCGAGCCAGCCGCGGCCTTGTCAAAGGCAAAGCCGTTTCGCATTTGCAGCATGATCGTTGTCGCAAACTTGTGTTCAAGTTCGATCGACTGCTCTGAGAATGCCTTTGCTGCCAGCCGCGCGTACAGCATGGCCGTGATCACTACATCCTGCTTGCAGTAGTCACCAAGGTCATCGGTGTACTCAAGCGAGGCATAGTCAACAACATCATCCAGTTCCACACCCTTGGGCATGTTCAACCGAACTCCCCATGCCTTGAGGGAGTGGCTGCCAATCAGGGTTGGCGGGAAGGCGGTGGCGTGGAAGTCGTCATCCCGAATATCGGGGTGGACCAGTCGAGCAAGAACAAGGGTGTCCCTGATCTTGCCTAGTGGCCCACCCCATTTGGGATACAACTTGTTCAGGACCGGGATATCGAACGCAATGATGTTGTGGCCGATCACAACATCAGCGTTCCTGATCGCATCGAGGGCCGTAGTAATCTGTTCGGGAGTAAACGCGATGATCGGATCACCACCGTTAATGCTGTATCCGATGCAGACACAGCGTGTAACTGTGTCTATGAATCCGTTGCATTCGATGTCAAAGACGACCGTACTCACTTGTGGCCCTCCTTGAAGCAGTCCCACCCACGGCGGGCCGCTTCCAACATTGCTCCTCCAATAGTTTCATCGTGACCACAGGCTTCCCGCCTCGCCTCGTCGCGCTCGGCGAGTAGGCGTTCGATGGTGTCAGCGGCCTCAAGCATGATCGACGGGGCAAGACACTCGCTGTTGGCTCGGAGTTGTTTGACGATGTCTTTCATGCATGTCCTTTTTGATTCAATATTCGCGGGCTTCAAACTCTTGAATCTTCGACATCAGCAGAACGATGTTTGCCTTCGCGTCCCGCAGGTGGCAATCCAACCGATCAGCATACGCCCGTTGAGAGGCTGCTTCAACATGATGACTTGCGTTCTTGCGCCTGAGGTCGGCTATCTCAGCATCCTTTGACAGCAACTCCTTTTTGAGGAGTTCGATACGGTCGTTCAATTCATCGATTGTGTTCATCTCAAGTTCCTCTGCTTCTTGTTCTGCGATTTGATCTTCACGATGCCGTCTGCACCAGCCACAAAGGCTTTCAATTGGGTCGTGTCTAGTGCAGTCACACACATATCCATACGCATCTTCTAGTTCACACCGAGAGGGCATTGCTGTATTCCTTGTGTTCGGAAGGCCAGAAGTATGGAGTGGACGGGTCTTCTCCATAGTGTCCGTATTCGTTGAAACTCTTGCGCTTGAGGTTAGCCCGGTGACTGGAGTGCAGTCGATCGTCTCCAAACCATGGGGGCATGGGAACGCCGGGATCATACTTAGGAATATCCATGGTGTTCTTGTATCCACGGGCAATCCACTCAAGGATCATGGCGCGGAGGTATTGGCGAAGTGCGGGCTCATAGCCGCGCCACATCTTGGTGGCTGGATGGTTGACCCACCCCTTGGACTGGCCATTGAGTGCGCGAAGAATTTGGTACGCCTCTACGCGCTGCTTGCCAAGCCGTTGCTTGTCGAGAGCAAGTGCGGACAGTTCGAAAGACGGGAGGGGTAGGAAAGTCTGCATGGGTGGTACCTTATCAGAAGTCGCTGTCTGTGTCAAACATTGACGCGGGGTCAGGCAGCGAAGCCTCAAGGAGCCTACCAGTTCCTCGGTCGTATTGCAAGGCCGTTGCCAGTCCCGTCTCGCCAGTGAATCGATTTTTCAGAACACGGACACAAGTCAGGTCCTTGTTCTTCGCGTCCTGCTGGTTTCGTTCCAGACCGATCACAAGGTCAGACAGTTGTCCGATTGCGGCGGAGCCTCGGAGTTGGGCGAGGCTGGTCTGCGCTCCCTCCTCGTGGCCCTTACCATCGGGACGCTTCAGGTGCGATACGAGAACCATCCCGCAACCAAGTTCCTCCACGAGAGACCGCATGGCGGTCATCGTGTTGTCGATCAGCCTACGCTCGTCCCCCTCACCCAATCCGCTAACCACGATCGACAGGTGGTCCAAGAAGATCCAACCACACCCCAAACCGCGGACCATGTAGCGGATGCGGCTGAGCAGATTCTGCGAATCAAGAGAACCAAAGTGATCGTACAGGTAAACACGGCCGCTTCCCACCGTGGACTCATATGCGGCTCGGAGTTCTGATTCATCGGGCACCTTTCCTTCCGCCGTGGCCATCTCGATATGGAGCGGCCGATTCATTGCAATGCCCATGAGGCCAAGCGCGGTGCGCCTAGTTGATTCCTCAAGAGCGATGTATCCGATCGTCTGACCTTGGCTGATGAGCCAGTGGGCAAGTTCGCGGCAAACGCTGGACTTGCCGATGCCGGAGCCCGAGCACAGCGTGACCAACTCTCGCTGGCGGAGCCCAAGTGTCATGGTGTTCAGGCCACCCCAAGGGTAGGCGATGCTGGACACCGCTGGGCTGTTGACAATGGTTTCCCACATCTCCGTGCCGGGAATGATCCCGTCCGGTCGGAACATCTTGGCGTTCCAAATGGCATCGATGGCTTCCTTGCCACGGCCAGCAACCAGCATCTCATTCGGGTCCTTGAGCGGCAGGGTGGACACCTTGGCCTTGCCGGGGCTGAGGAGCAGGGCGCACTCCTGCGCTGCGGCTCGGCCAGCCTCGTCGTTGTCGAACATGATGACAACGGTCTCGTAGGATTCCAGCCATTCCAGATTCTCACGGAATGCCTTGGCCGCATTGTGAGCACCGTTGGGAACGGAGACCACAGGCCACTTGTTGTTCTGCAACTGGCTGATGCTGAGGCAATCGATCTCGCCCTCGGTGACCACGACCATCTTGCCCCCGGTACGCCACAGGTTGCGACCGTACAGGGACATCTTCTTGGCTTCCCCGAGGATCATGAAGTCCTTGTTGGGGAAGCGGAGTTTCTGAGCAACGGGGGTACCGCTCTCGTCACAGTAGGTAGCGACCTGAACGGGGCGTCCGTTGTAGGTGGAGATCCCGTACTTGAACAGGTGGCAGGTTTCTTCGTTGAGCATCCGCTTCGGGAGCGGGGAGTAACTGGTATCGATCAAGGATGACATCCGTGTTCCCTTGGTGGTGGGTTCAATAGGAGAATCGGACCCGGGCTCATAGTGCCCGCATCCGAAACAGTAACCGTGGCCATCAGACCAGCGGCCTAGGTTGTCTTTCGACTTACAGGACGGGCAGGCTTCGTGTCTGACAAAGGCGGTTTCGCCGGTGTCACATAGATGATTATCTGCGGAGGACATTTGGTGGGTGTCCAGAGTTTGGAGATAAATAGGTGGGTGATTTGCGAATCATCATCCCACAGGATTTTGTTACTCGCGTCGAGAACAGACTTGGCGTAGTTGTCTACATCAGGACGCGGATGGCTCAACTTGCTCGTCTTCGGGCGGGTGGCCGATACGACGATGCGGACCTCGATCGGTCCCGTGAACTTCTCGATGCCTTCTTCCTCGACTACCCGGCGAAGTACGGAAGAGAAGGATGCCTTCCACTTGCTGTACTTCGCCGGGTAATACGCGCCCCACCTGCCCACCCGCGGGCGGGGACACGGACATGGTTCGGCATTGATCGAAATCAGTGCGGAACTGTCCGAGGATTTTGGGCCCTGCTTCGCCACAGGGATCAGAAGTCCGAGGACTCTTCGTCAGAGTCGGAGACAAACGCCTTGGCGGCATCGTTGCTCGTGGAGGCGGTGAAGGTGTAACCGTTCTCCTCAGCAAAACCAAACGATGTCGCGTCCTTGGGGCCATAGGTCTTGAGTTCAAGAACCTGAACGCCACGGGGACGGAGGCTGATGCCGAAGCCGAGCGAGGGCGTATACCACGGGAACACCTCGGCGTTCACACGGACGATGCTACCACCACCCACCGGATCACTGTCGGGCGGGAGAGGCTGGAGCCGCGAATCAAACAGGGACGGGCGCTGCTCCCACGACTTGCCGGTCTTGGTCGTGACCTTGGCCTTCAACTTGAAGTTGAAGTCGGTGAAGCCGGGGACATCAACGCGGGACTCGGTTTCCTTGTCCCAATTGGTGGCGACCTTCCACGGGAAGGAACCCTTCTTCAGGGCCTTCTTGCCCAACTTCTTGCACTCCTCGTTGTAGAACGAATCGTGCATCTTGGTCAGGCTTGCAATGAGCGGCTTGGCCTCGCTGTCGGGCAGCCGCAGGGTGACGCTGTACACGCCTTCCGGGTTGAACTTCTTGTCGGGCTCGTTCAACTTGGGGAAGATGGCTGTGCCCTGAGGCGTGGTGATCGTCGGATTCTTGCTGTTCATGATTTCTCCTAGTGTCAAGCGAAGAAGTATTCGGCCTTCAGCAACTGGTTGATGTCCAGCGTTCCGGCCACGGGTGGCGAAGGGAGGTCTACACCCTTCGGCAGGTAAGCCTGCATTTCGGATTGTAGCGTCTTCAGGATTGGCTGCGAGAAGATTTCCACAGAAACTTCGCGGATTGCGTATGCCATTTTGCCCATGTCAGCCGCAACGGTCCCGAACGAATCGTGGATGCAGGAGAAGGAGTTGACATCTCGGATACCAGCGCGAACCACGGATTCCATCAGAACCGATGCGTCGATCGAATGCACCACATTGGGACTGATCGCGTTCACATTGCGCGACATGGAAAGGTGCTCTCCGTCCACGAGAATGCGGTGCTGGCGCAGCACAGAACCGATGCTCGTCTTGACCACCACGCGATTCATCTTCTTGTATCCCTGTTCGACCAAGAAGCCAGACGGGCTGGTCCAACGGATTGGCTGTCCGCATTCCACATGGATGCGCGCACAGGCCTTGAGCCAGTCCATGCAACCGACCGCTGACACCACGATCTCTCGGATGGATTCCCAAATGTACTTCGTCAGGATGCCCACCTCGTTGAACACGGCCTCGACTTCAAAGGCACGCTTGCCGGTAGACCGGGCCTTGTCGAGATACCAGTCGCGCACATACTCGCGGCTGCTGTACTCGGTGAGCCCGTAAGGCAGGCACATGACCACGCGCTTGGTGGTCTTGCGATCGATCCCGAAGTCAAGCCACACGCGATCCTCGGGACGATCGCTGGCGGCCAACTTCATGTTCACCAAGTCTGCCACGCGCTGGTAGATGTCCTCGGGATTGTCGAGCGGAACGCAGTTCGTGGCGGTAGCGCCGAGCGGGTCCTTGAGCAGGAGCGAGAAGATTTGCAGGCCGTTGTTGCTGCCATCCACATGGACGGGCAGGCCGGATGCATATGAACGATCAGCGTGAATAGCGGCCAGTTCCACACAGAACGCCAAGAATGCCCAAGGCTTGTCAGCGTTGGTCCAGAAGTTGTCCGAAAGCGGGTCCTTGCCAACAGCGAGGATCGCCTTGAGATTCTGTTCGATGAAGTCGATTCGCTTGTTGTAGGCAACCTTGTCCAGTCCCCACATGTTGGCACCGTGGATCATCAGCCACATCATGCCATCGTCATCGACCGGCTTTCCGTCGGCGAACTTGAGCAGCGACCGTTGCCAATCGGAACCCTGATTGTTCAGGAACACGGGCTTCGGGTAGACACGGCCGCGGAAGTCCAGTTCCTGCGGGAAGTGCATTGGCGTCTGTCCGTACTTGTCCGCCAGCCACAGAGTCTTTCCAACTGCGATGCGCTTGCTGCGCAGGCAGTCGTTGTCGAAGTGGGCACGGGCTGCCGACTTCCGCCACTGTCTGCGGGCCTCTTCGTTCGTATCGATGTCAACGGGCTTGGCCGGGATGGGCATGGAGTTGCGCCCGGGCAGGTCTCCGATACTCAGGCCGTTTTCCCAAGCGTTCTTGAGGACATCGAGAACATTCCCGTTCACTTGCCAACGGGTATCCTGAATGCGGTTTACTGCTGCGAACACGGTGCTCAGGTCACCAGAGTCCAGGGTCTGGAGGTAACGCTTGTTCGTCACCTTGACTAGTGGACGGCGGCCGAACGATGTCCCGAGGTAGCCACCGTTCCAGACCGAATCCCAAGGCACGGGCTTCACGACCATCGGGATGTACACCGGTTGCATGAACTCGGCTGCACCGTGGGATTTCTCAAGCCACGCAATGAACTCGTCAGTTCCCCGAACCAGCGTCACATCCTTGCCGAGGACATTGGTCCGGTTAACGATCTCGATCACGCCGGTGTGCTGCTTCATTAGTTCGATGCACACCAGACCCAACGCAACGCGATCCTTCGTGGACCACGAGGGCAGGCTCATGCTATGCAACTTAGCAGACTTCTTGATGAACCGAGTCTTGCTCAGGTCACCAGACTGTCTGGCAACCAACTTGGTCATCTTGGACCACCACGATGGGTTGTCCTTTCGGATCTTTCGGAATCGATACTCATCCTCGACCAATCGTCCAACTTGTGCAGCAAGCGAGTTGATCGTCCGTGAAGCGGCAATGCCATCTATCACGCATCTACAAGTCAGCATGGAGACAATGGGCAGCGGGACTAGGGTCATCAACGGAAGGACCCGGTGCATCCTGCCGGGTTGGGTTGAGGCCGTGGCAACCCACGCATCCAGACCATTGGTCAGTTCGTGGACTGCCCGCTCCAGCACGCGCTGCCCTGCCGTGGAACAGGTCTCCAGTTTGGCTGAGCGATTCTTGGCCAGACGGGAACGATACCGCGCGATGCCGAGTTCGGTCATCTCGGCCTCAAGGTCAGTTTCCTTCACAGGTTCTCCTAAGGTTGGCTTGGGGGTAAGCCTGAGGATTACTTAGGATGATGTACCCCTACATCTTCCTTATTTAGTTATCCTCTTTAGATATACCTATAGAAGATTATAAACATCCTGCCTGAACCATCTATAACAAACTTTGAAAGTTTTTAAGTTTACCGTCTACCGTCAGCGCGACTAGCGTGGGCAGCACGACTAGGGTCGCGCGCACGCGCCCGCGCGCACGCGCCCGCGCGCACGCACGCACGCGCACGCACGCGCACGCGCACGCACGCGCACGCGCACGCGCACGCG